CATCGAGTTATATCCAATTCGCTGAGGTAAAGGCACGTTTAGCACTCGTGTAAGATAAAGGGAGAGATTTAGCTTGAGGCTGCCACCAGCACACGACACGACCATAATGAAACCCAGTACCATTGACCCTAAACGTAACTTCAAAAGACGGAGACCAAAAAGCGAACTTTTTAATCTTGTCAAGAAAAGCTTGTATAGGGAAAAGGGCATCAGGTAACGTTATAGTAGCAAGCCGCGTACCAGCAGTAGCTGTAGCCGTCCAAGATATATTCTGAACTAAAAAGGGACGAGATAAAAAAGCATTTAAATCGGGTTTTCGGGCTCGGGATATAACTTTTTTGACTGTAATCTCGGGGTTCATAGAAGGGACAGGGGGGCATTCTTGAAGAGAGGTATTACCCTCGTTCTTCACTTCATTCTCTTTTATGTGATTATCTGAGTTGTGTGGTGGGTTAGTGCGTAGTAATCGAAACCGGTTGAGCACTATCGGGCGGTCTCGTTGAGGAGTGTTTAACGACAACTTCGTCGGAACACCTTAATTGCAATAAAATTCGATCTTCCTCATCTAAAAGAATAGTACGATCAATTAAGGTGGATGATGGATCAGTGTAGAAATTTGATACCTTTTTCCACGTCCAAACGTCGACAGCATAAATTTGATAGCCCTTTATGCTTGCTGCAACGACGCACTCAATAAAAGCTTTGCGATAATAATCAAATTTTCTTTTGCCAAAAGGGAAAAGCAAATGCAAAGCTGAGTTGATCCTATTGAGTTGATCTCTCATGTTGTCTGGGTCTGATTTTGTCCAGTACGGTATATCATGTATGGTTTCTTCATCCGGAATAGCCATAGTGCGACCTATAAATACACCATCTAACTCATGAATATAGCGAAACGAATTCGTTAAATATGTGCATTCTTCAAAAGAATAATGCGGTTTCACCATATCACATTTGTCAGGAGTGGTATACTTAAAGCCGCACTTAGCGACTACTTCAGAATAAGTAAACATAGTGATGTAACGACTAGCAAAATCAGATAGGGCTATCAAGTTATCATCGCCATAAAATACGGGTATCACGTGGCGATGAAATTCATCTAGAGGAATCGGCATAGTATGTAGAAAAACTAATCGTATGAGAATCATGTTCACTAAGCAATTAAAAATGGTAGTAAATAGACATCCAGAGGGGTTACCTTGATAAGATCGATATACAACATCATAAGCCAAATGGTAAGAGACAAAGCACGTCAACAGCAAAACTGCACGTATCATTTGGTTCTCTAAACTGTCGTCGTAAATTCTATTAATTATGCGAGTCATACTAAAAGCCAAATCGAGGCCAATAGTACTATCGTAGTTAGTAAAATCTCCATTGAGAAACTGATTAAAAACTGTCAAGCGGCGGCTTAACATATCCCAATCAGTCCCGTGTACGTTAATACCAATGGACATTTCACCGTCTAGATACGTCGTATGGCATAAGCCTACAAAATATCCACAATATTTTCGAGTTAACAACAACAAATCTAGAGGACCCATCTGAAACATACGAGTCTTACCATTAGCGACTCTCTCTAAATCTCGCACTTCATCTTTCAATGTATCTACAAAGAAGGTAGATTGAATAATACCTTCTCGCGCTAAATCTTAACGTTCTTTCATGAGACGCCTCATCTGTTCAGTCGGCGCATAAACGTTACCGTTAGGAGTAACAGTAGTCGTTATATACGATTTCTTTCCAGGTTGATTCGCAGCATTCTTGAACGGAAAACCCGGTGCTGTAGAAACATCTATCGGATTAACACCAGCGCACCCATTAAACACTTCATGTTCCGTTAATAATCTAGGAGAACCTAATTCTTTGGCAGGTTTCCAACTGTTAATAGTTGAAACGATATGATCCTCAATTTGTTCAAGATCTTGAGGATCGGCCAAAGGAGATCGGTTCTGCAGCTTCTTAAAAGCTATCATAAAAGGAGAAACTTTTTCTCCTTCTCTATTTATAAACGGTTTAAGTTTAGCTGGTTCGCCAGTTGCTGGACCTAATTTCGCAGTTAAGTTGTCATACATAATAGAAGGACTAATTGACGTATTAAGAGGCATATTGGGATGGAATTTCTTAGAAACTCCATCAAATGTGTAATTCGTCATAAATCCTTCAAAGTTAGTGCATTGGTTTCTAATGGTAGAGGAAAATTCATGTTTGGTGTCTTGAGATAACGTAACCGGGATGCCGTATTCGAGCCGTACCTGAGCTTGCAACTCCAAGTTATTCTTAATATAGTCCATTACATCATCCAAGTCTTCGCGGAAAACACAATTCGAGAGACCAGCTCCCAAATTGGTACTGCCAGCAGTATGTATTCCTAAAATCTTTGACTGATATTTTGAATCCGTATGTAATAATAACATTCCACAATCGCCACTCACCGTGTTAGACCGATAATTGTAATACAACGGTACGACGTAACGCCGAGCATTAATCTTGGTATTGAATATAGGATCGGTAGTCTCATGCATAACATAAGAAAAGTCGCGCTCTATCAAAGCGCAATCAGTTACAGGTATCATCGCTTTACAATTATCATCTATCGTACGACAGCCATATAAATAAGCACCATATAAATTACATTCATCATTCGATGAAACGAAGTGTCGTCGAATATCTTTCCCCATAGTGATGCCAGGTATATACAAGAAATAGACATCAACCATGTGGCCACTATTATCGAGATCAAGAGGATCTATCTTTTTGACATCTGAGAATTTTACAGTGGCCTGCTTTTTACTCGAAGATTTCCAGTGTAGACGAAATTGAACTGTAGCTTTCATATTGGCTTTCTTATAATCCAGAGCATACTGTTCAGCTCTATCGTAGAAATGTCGCGGTATCATAAAGACATTTCCCCAAACATTAGTGAACGAAACACTCGCATCAGATCGTACCATCGAAGTATCTGTGTTCTCGACTAACAGCTGTATAGATCCAATACTCTCTGAGAGATTGCGCTCCAGAGTTATATTTGAGTCATTATACACCTGCGCACCGAAACCTTCAGAGACTCCTCTGCCGATAGTTACTACTGCCTCGTCAATATCATGTATGGTCGTCAACTTTCCTCGATTCCTACCTCCTTTTCGTACTCGTCTCTCTTTCGCTCGTTGAACATCTTTATGGCTAGATCCTTTACCTTTTTGGACTTCCGTTTCCGTCTGTCTGTTAAAAGTAAAGTATAAAGCTATAGCTGATACAAACGCGCCCAACCCGATACACACGGTCCACATATTTCCTTGCATGAATTCCATAAAAGATTTCTTATAGTCTGCATACATGTCATATATGTAAGTGTATAAACAGGGTGGACGAATCTTAAAATGTCCATCAATAAGACGACTGTGGAGATTTGTCACAATCTCCACTACGATGTTTCATATGAAGGAGGCCATTAATAATCTCATTCGGAGGATACGTGTTCGGAAAACATCCACTAGCAATTTGATAGTAAGTAACACAATGTGGGCATATACTACAGGCAATACTCTCAAACTTCATTCTATCTGCGTGTCGTGTCAAATCCAATTTGACTGTAGATATGTCCACGTCCTGTATAGGTACTAACAAACGCAAAGCGGTGCCAAGATCGTTAAATTCAGAAAAATTAAGAATGCGAGAAACTAGAGGATGTACGATCTCATGCTTGTATTTATGGTGACAACGCATGTGGGACTTCCACTCATCAAAAGCACGGAAATCATCGCTACAATATTCGCACACATACGTAAAACCATGGTGGTTAAACATATGGGCGTCTATTGCAGCGACCGTTTCGTGCTCGTGACAATGAGGACATTCCACACGAGTATCATCACCATAAGTCAAGCAATCCTCATACTGCTCTGATCTAAACCATCTCTTAATACTCTCGAACATCTGCGCGTTCCATAGGTTTTCGCACGCGGTATTGACCATATGAGAAAACTTCACGTTACGCTCAAAATACGTCTTACACGTATCAGAAATATAACGCAATGAATCCTCCACACTCAATGCCTGTGGTACTCGCCACGCTGCGGGATGGGTATTGTAATTGTCGAGAGTCATCGTCGCTCCAGTTTTCACATCTTTGAAGAAACATACATAAGCATCGCGGGGAATAATAGAATACACTGGGTGATCTCCGACTTTGTAGTCTAAGCTAGTTTGCATTAATAGTTGATTGACTGTTCCATCTGAGTTTTTGTATTTAGGATTAATATGAAGACGTACAAGCACAGATCTTCTTAAGTTCAAGTGTTCACCTTGCGATTGGCACTTGGCCTTAATGAAGCTCTGATTTGTAAAATCTCCCTGCATATTCGCCACAACTATCTCACTATCAAAATAATGAACTCCCTTATCCTGAATAGCGGAATAGTTGAGAGGAAATGCACTATCATTAATCACTTTCGTCAATTCGTCGATAGCTACAAACATCTGTTGATCGTTGGCGTAGACTTGAAATAAATCATCGTATATTAGAACGGGTTGGCCATTATATCCGTCCCAGAATTCGGTACCACAAATGCGAGTATGGGTATATG